AAAACTGGTAAGCCCTGTGGCAGACAGAAAGGTGAGAAGCGTAAAGGCTACCCAGCTTGCAGACCATCTAGACGTGTGTCATCTAAGACACCTAAGACTACAGGTGAAATGTCGAAAGGCGAGAAGGCTAAGTTCAACAGAACTAAGACAAGTAGTAAGAGGATTAATTATAATCACTCAAGACGGAAGAAGAAATCCGTCCGTTCATCCCTACGCATCAACAAGTAGGGACGCATGACACCCAAGCATGGAACGGGGCTTGGATATATGGAGATTACCATGAAAGTAACATTCGTATATCGTGGCATCAAGTACACAAGAGTAATCGGTTAAGGCCGTACAGGGAGGTTCAAGTCCTCCCATCTCTATTGGAGCGAGCCTGCTAAGGCAGATACCTCAATCCGTCTAGACGGTGGGATAGACCACAAAAAAATGGCCAAAAAAATTTCAGATCTGAGAAACGTAAACCAATATCATTCTTAGAAATGGCACAACAAAATAGTAATGAGCCATTGGCAGATTTAACCCAACTGGGTCAGGCCAATGGTGCTGGAGACAAGAGGGCACTATACCTTAAATTGTTTTCCGGGGAAATGTTCAAAGGCTTCCAAAGGAACACGATAGCACGTGACCTTGTAATGAAGAGAACACTTCAAAATGGTAAGTCTATCCAGTTCATCTATACTGGTAGAACAAAAGCCGAGTATCACACACCCGGCAACAGCATACTAGGTAACTCCGATGGAGCACCTCCAGTAGCTGAAAAGACAGTGACTGTTGATGACCTATTAATCAGTTCAGCATTTGTCTATGAGCTAGACGAAACACTAGCACACTACGACCTACGTGGTGAGATCTCAAGAAAGATCGGTTATGCTCTTGCAGAAAAGTATGACAGAAAGATCTTCAGAGCAATCACAAAGGCTGCACGTACAGCACACCCAATCACAAAGTCTAACTTTGTAGAGCCCGGTGGAACACAACTACGTGTAGGTACAAACAACCAAGCTTCTGATGCTTATGTACCAGCTTCTCTAATCTCAGCGTTCTATGATGCAGCTGCAATCCTAGACGAGAAGGGAGTTTCTGGCGAAGGTAGAGTAGCTGTGTTGAACCCAAGACAGTACTACGAACTTATACAGAACGTAGAAACTAACGGCTTAATCAACCGTAACGAAAGAGGAGATGCCTTACAGTCAGGTAACGGAATCATTGAAATAGCTGGTATCACCATCTACAAGTCAATGAACATTCCTTTCTTTGGCAAGTTTGGTACTGCTTTAGGCGGTTCTGCATCTGCAACAAACCCCGGCATAGCTTCACCTACAAACACAGGTGACTTTGTTGGAGAGGCAATGGAGGACGAAAGAGCTGGAACATCTGCAACTAAGACTGTTAACACATACGGTAACAGCACAGAGTTTGCAAACAGCTGCGGCCTAATCTTCCAGAAAGAAGCTGCTGCTTGTGTAGAGGCAATTGGCCCACAAGTACAGGTAACTTCTGGAGACATATCAGTTGTTTATCAAGGTGACGTAATTCTAGGTAGACTCGCAATGGGAGCTGATTCATTGAATCCAGCTGCTGCTGTTGAGCTTATCGCTGGAGCTGCGGTATCTGGTTCTACAACTGCTTTCTCATAATTTATACGGGAGCTTCGGCTCCCCCTTTTTTTCTAATGGCGACCACAACTATTGACACCGATACCGAACTATCCGCAGTGAACTCTATACTGGGAGCTATCGGACAAGCACCAATTACAACACTTAAAACATCAACTGGTAACAATTCTCTATCTTCACAGATTTCAGAGAATCCAGAGATAGCATTTATATATAATTTATTACGTGATGCTAATGTTGACACACAGTCGGAAGGCTGGCACTTCAATACAGAAAAGCACGTAAAGTTTTCACCTGATGACAATGGTAATATTCTTATAGGTAATGACATCCTATCCTTGGATTTACATGACAATCAGGCTAAGAGAACATATAACCTTGTACGTCGTAATGGTAAACTATATGACAAGCAAGATCACACAGATGTTTTTACATCAGACATAGATCTAGATGTTGTTAGACTATACGAGTTTGAAGATCTACCTGTAGTCTTCAGAAGATACATAGTATATAGAGCATCTAGAATAGCAGCTACACAGCTTGTAGCTAACCCACAGCTAGTTAGATTACTAGGTGTTCAAGAACAACAAGCAAGGGCAGCGTTACAGGAGTATGAATGTAATCAAGCCGATCATAGTATGTTTGGGTTTGAAGATAATTCCGCATACCAAACTTATCAACCATGGAGAAACCTTAGACGATAATGGCAGGCATAACACAAACTATCCCATCGTATTCAGCTGGGATGTCAGAACAACCTGACAACTTAAAATTTCCCGGTCAGGTTACAGAGTCTGTAAATGCCATACCAGATATAACCAAAGGTTTATTTAAAAGACCGGGACTAAAACGTATTGACTCATCATTAGTTAACGATAGTGATAGGAGTCATTCAACAGCTGTAGGAAAGCTACACGACGTACAGTCTGGTGGCTCATGGTTTCACTATTACAGAGACGAGGCAGAAGGTTCTTACATAGGTCAGATAGACTCTAGTGGTAATGTAAGAGTATGGAGTTGTAAGACTGGAGAGCGTATGACTACAGCTTACGGAACAGGTGGTGAAACAGCTATCAAAGCTTACCTTGCAACTAACTCTCCAGAAAACATACAAACCTTAACAATTAATGACTCTACTTTCGTTTCAAATCGTGACGATACTAATTCTAATACTGCTATAACAACTAACTTTGCTGCCACATATTCTCAGTCTGGAACAACAGTAACTGTTACAAAAGTTGACCATCAACTAACAGTAAATGAAAGTGTAAACTTGAACTTTACATCTGGTAATGCAGTAGATGGTGAGTTTAAGATAGTTTCAGTACCAAGCACCAGTACATTTACAGTGACTGCTGCATCTAGTGCTACAAATTCTGGAAACGTATTAGTCACACCTATCACTGATTTAGATGTAGATAAGCATTTTGCTTTGATCGAGCTTATACGAGCAGAAAATGGTAGGCAGTATGGGCTAAATATTACAAACGGTACAGATGCCTCTAGTCGAAATATAACACTTAAACGTGCTACAAGAATTAGAATTAAAAGTCAAACACTAAATGAAGATGTTGGTAGCGGAGAGTGCTATGGTATAGGTACTGAAGTTTTTGATATATCTACAGACGCTAGTGCAGACCTTTTACCAACAGGTAATGTTAATACATCTACTGAAATTATAAGTAAAACAGGTCACGGATTCGATACTGATACTATTCTGTTGTATCACTCTGCTGGTGGCACTACGATGCAAGACACTCAAAATTTTTTTGCAGACAACCGTGATTTCTATGTTAGTAAGGTTGATGATAATAGCTTCAAACTTAAATATGCTCCTAGTGAAAATACATCAAGCACTCTTAACCTAAACAATTCTGGTAATAACAGTCAACTTCTACGTCGAGCAGAACGAGGAATAGTTGTAAACTCTAATGGGTCAGTCGTTACTGACAACAGTAAAAAGAACCTTGTTTTTCGTATATCTACACTAGGTCAACAAGGTAACGCTAACAACAGTAGCACTGAGTTTGTTTGTAGTTATCAGCCAGAAGTTACATTATTACATGGTGGTGAAGGCTGGGAAACTGGAGATGTAATAACTGTAGCAATGACCGGTCAAGGTTTTGGCGGTGGTGGTGCTAGACCTAATAGTCCTCGAGACGATTTTCGTGTAGCTGTCTATACTATTGAAGTAACTGACCACGAAGAAACTACAGTAGCAGCTAAATATAATGGAGCTAGCACAGGCCTCATACGTCCAGCCGTTACACCATTCGACGCTGATACAACCGTTACATCAGATACTATCTTAGCTGGTATGAAATCTGCTATCGAACAGATAAGTGGTACACCCATAACTGTTCAGATTATAGGATCAGTTATGTACCTGTCCAGTACAAGTACATTTAACGTGGAGATAGTAGAACAAGACTTAATGAGAGTCATGCAAAACTCCGTTAACGATGTTACTAATCTACCAAACCAATGTAAACACGGTTATATTGTACAGGTTAAGAACGCACGAATGGCAGATGAAGATGACTACTATTTACGTTTTGATGGTCAAAATGGTAAGGATGGTAGTGGAGCTTGGTCTGAGTGTGCAAAGCCGGGTATAGCTAAGAGATTGTTTAACTTACCGGTTGTTATTCAACGTACAGCGTCAACCACATTTACTGTTAAGAAGTTTGATTATCACGATAGACGAGTTGGAGATCCGGGAACTAACCCATTACCATCGTTTATACAGACAAACTCTAATGGAGATTTTATTGGTAGAGTTAATAAGGTATTGTTTTTCCGTAACAGATTAGCAATTCTCTCAGGAGAAAACGTAATACTATCTAGACCGGGTACTTTAGGTAAACCAGACTTCTTTGCAGAATCTGCTCTAACAACATCAGCTAGCGACCCTATTGATATATCTGCTGCGTCTATGTTTCCTTCAGAACTATTTGATGGTATAGAAATCAATACAGGTCTAATTGTATTTAGTTCAAACCAACAGTTTTTGTTAACATCTGATGATACTGTACTCAACCCTGACACAGCAAAGCTAAAAAGTATTGCTACCTTTAATTATAATATAGATATGCCTCCTATATCTCTGGGCACAACAGTTGCCTATGTTGATAACTCTGGTCGATTTAGCCGACTAAATGAAATGGCTAATATTGCAAGAGAAGGAGAGCCTAACATCGTTGAAGTTAGTAAAGTTGTACCATCATTATTACCGAATGATATAGATTTACTAACAAACTCACGAGAAAATGCTATAATATTATTAGGTAAAACTGGCACTAATATAGTATTTGGTTACAAGTATTTAAACATAGGTGATAAACGTCAGCAAGCTGCATGGTTCAAATGGAAACTGAATAAAAATCTAATATATCATTTTATCATAGATGATGAATATTTTATTTTAGATAGTGATTACTACTTACAAAGTATGCAATTAGTTGAATCTACAGACGATCTTAGTATCACACAAGATGGTGTAGATTATTTACTACATTTAGATAATTATGTTCCTTTATTTGGTGGTACATATAACTCAGCTACAAATAAAACTACATTTACTGTACCTTGGTTAAATCAGATTTCTAACGCTGTATATAATTTAGCAGTTATAGATACAATCGCTGGTACAAATAATGCCAGACTTGTAAGATATCAGACAACGCCTGAGTTAGAAACATCAGGAACTACCTTAACATTAGTAGGAGACTGGGCAACTGGTGTTACATCAGGAAACCCATTACATATAGGTTATGTTTATAATTATCAGGTTACGTTTCCTAAGTTTTATCCATTTAAGACTGCGGGAGAAGGTAAGGTACAATCTGATGTAAACTCATCCCTAGTCTTACATAGAGTCAAGTTGCACTTTGGTAAGCTTGGTACATACGAAACTACTTTAGAACGGGTTGGTAAAACAGATTACACAGAGTTGTATGAGTCTAGTATTCTAGATGAGTATAATACTAACTCTGCACCATATCTAGAAACATATATCAAGGCTGTACCTATATACGAACGTAATACGAATATAACTCTTACACTTAAATCTACTCATCCGTCCCCAGCTACGCTACATGCGTTATCTTGGGAAGCTGATTACTCACCCAGATTTTATAATCGTGTCTAATTACATACACCCAATCACATTGGAGGCTGCCGCCGAGGTTGCCTCTAATCTCCGTCCAGATGACCGCAGAGAGGTCGAAGAAGGCCATGGGATACCATCAGCCCTCTTACCCTCTTTGATGTCTCAGAATCCCTCCTACGTGTATTTCACAGTGCCTGACGGCAAGACTGCTGGCATGGCCGGAGTAGGACAAGAAGGTGACATATGGATGCTTTGCACTCCAGATATACACCGATACCCAATTA